CACCATCAACTGCTTTGGCATCTGTAGGTGGAGCAGCAACTACTACCGCTGCAGGAGCAGTATCAAGTTTTGCAGGTGGCGTATCAAGCAGTCAAATACCAAATGTAACTGGTATAACTAATGGATTAGGAAGCGCAGCAGGATCAATAACAGCAACTGGATCAGGTTCTATTAATTCACTAGCAGGGGGAGCAGTAAGTTCTGCTACTAAGGCTATATCAGGAGCTAGCAGTTCTGCATTATCTGCGATTAGCAAAGGTAACTTTGCAGCAGGATTGTCTGGTGTATCTGTGTCAAGTTTAAGTTCTATAACATCATCAGTTAGCGCATTAGCTAAAATTCCAAGCTTGTCAAACTTGTCACTGTCTACTCAAGGTGCATCAGCATCAGCGTTTAAAGCTATTGCAAGTAGTTTTGTTGCTATGAAAGCCGGAGTACCTCAAAATCTTACAACATTAGCTAAAGCAGCCGCAATTAAAACCGCTGCTGCTTCAGTATCGGGCGGATCAGTAAGTGCGGCCGCACAAGGAGCACTTGGCAGTGTTATAGGTAGTGCTATAGGAAGCACAATTGGTGGTTTGGGAACTAAATCTCCTTTAGCCGCAGTAGGTGCTTCATTAACAACTATAAAAAGCAGTTTACCAAGTTCAGTTGTTACAAATGCAGTAAATGGAATTAAAGCATTGACAAGTTCAGGGGCAGCATCATTAGTTTCAAGTGTATCAAACACAAACACACTTCCTACTGTTGGTGGATTTGCAAGCACATCGTCATTATCAACTACAGCATCAGGCTTACAACAAGCTGCTCAATCAGCAGGTGCAGGAGCATTACAAAATACTGTATCAGCAACAGCTAGCGGTGTAAGTTTATTACCAGGTGGTACAAATACAATTGCATCTGTAGTAAACAAAACAGGCAGTTCAGTTTCGTCAGTTCCTGGATTAAGTTCAGTAACTAGTTTGGCTCAAAACGCATCAAGCAGCGCATTGAACAATATTGTTCCAAGTGCTAGTAGTTTAGGTAGTAGTTTAGCAGGTGGTGTAGCATCATTATCTAAAGGATTACCAAGCGTTTCAAGCGTAATTAATCAAGCAGGTGGCAGTTTAACAGCATTAGCTGGATTAGGATTATCATCAGGGGCATTATCACAATTGCAAGGTTCTATATCATCACTAGCATCAGGTGGCGCAAGCCCAGTTAAATTGCCAACTGTGGGTGTTAATACTACTAATCGTAGTGAAATTACAGCAGGAATTACTAACGTTTTAGGTAATCCTAAGATTCCAGCTCCAAACTTCTTAGGAATAATATCACCTCAAGCTACTGCGGCAGCAGATGCACAAAAGCAAGCCCAAAAGGTCGCACAAGATAAACAAAATTATATAGACAATTATATAAAAAATACACTTCAACCTGCAATTGATGCATATCAAAATGCAAAACAAACACTTCCACAAGGAGATCCTGGAATAGAGTCTGCAAAGCAAGCATGGATTGCTGCTAGCAGCGATCCTACATTTATACAATATCAAAAGGATCTTGGTTATACTTCAACAGATGGAAGTTTGACTTTATGGTAAATTTCAGATCATTAGGGAGATAAATATTTTTATGCCTACATATATTGGATATTCATCATTACAAGCTAATCAACCTAGAAGCACCAACTCAAATGGTCCTGCTAGAAACGGTTCTAACGGCATAACCAATCCAGTAAGTTATGGCGACAAATTTAAATCAGTAGATGAGCAATTAGTTATCAGAGACTTTTTAAATGCTATCAATATACCTTTAGGACAAAAAGTAGGTCAACCTCAATATGGTACAACACTTTGGTCATTTATTTTTGAGCCAAATACAGCAGATACACAGTTTCAATTAGAAGATGAATTAAAAAGAATAGTAGGTCTTGATCCTAGACTTCAATTAGGTTCAATTCAAGTGTATCCTCAAGAAAATGGAATACTTTTACAACTTCAAGTAGCAGTAAATCCCTTTAATAACCCTGCCGTAATCAGTGTTTTCTTTAATCCAGCCAACAATACAGCAGTACTTCAATAACCTTTAAAAGTAGCATTTTTTGTATTGATAAATAATACAAACGGTAATAATTATGGCTGTAACAAGTAATAGACAAAGTAATCTTTTTGGTATAAATTATTGGCAACAAATATACCAAACCTACGCCGGTGCAGATTTCACCAGCTATAACTATGAAACATTACGTAAAAGTTTCATAGACTATCTACAAATATATTACCCAGAAACATTCAATGACTATATTGAAAGCAGTGAGTTTATCGCATTGCTTGACGTTATGGCGTTCATGGGTCAGGGTCTAGCATTTCGCAACGACTTAAACGCACGTGAAAACTTTATTGACACGGCAGAACGTAGAGACAGCGTAGTCAAATTAGCTAATTTGGTTAGCTATACCCCACAACGTAACTTAGCTGGTCAAGGTTATTTAAAAGTAATCAGTATACAAACAACACAAAACATTACTGATATCAATGGATTAAATCTAAGTAATGTACCTATTTTATGGAATGATCCTGCTAACCCAAGTTGGCAAGATCAATTTAACACAATTATCAATGCTACATTGATAAACTCACAATTTGTAGGACGTCCTGGCAACAGTCAAGATATTTTAGGAACTACAACAAGTGAATATTCTATTAATATTCCACCACTTAGCTTACCAATTGTTCCGTTCAATGCTACAATTAACGGACAGTCATCTGCTTTTGAATTAACAAGTATGACTAGTGTGGGTGAAGATTATCTATATGAAATACCACCTGCACCAAGTGGTAAATTTAATATTTTATATCGCAATGACCAATTAGGATATGGTAGTCCAAACACAGGTTGGTTCTTTTACTTTAAACAAGGCACACTTCAAAGTTATACATTTAACTTGGCACAACAAATTGCTAACCAAGTTATTAATATTGGTAATATTCAAGGTGTTAACAACACTGACACTTGGTTATATCAATTAACTACAAATAATGCTAGTCCAGCACTTTGGAAACAAGTAGAAAATGTTTATGCTAATGCATATCTGCAATCAGTAGCAGAAGGCTCACAAAGAGCAATTTTCTCAGTAACTTCAGGATTTAACGATACAGTAAGTTATGTATTTGGTGACGGTGTATTTTCAGAAATACCAGTAGGAAACTTCTTAGCATATGTTCGTGCAGGTAATGCGTTAACATATACAATTTATCCTAGTGATATGCAAGGTATTACAATTGCATTTTCATATGTTACACGTTTAGGAACAACAGAAACATTAACAGTTACATTGGAATTACAAGAAACTGTATCAAACGCACAAGCACGTGAAACAATAGCAGACATTAAACAACGTGCACCAGCTGGTTACTATACACAAAATCGTATGGTAAACGGTCAAGACTATAATAATTTCCCATATTCATACTATAGTTCAATTATTAAGTCACAAGCAATCAATCGTAGTAGTATTGGCATCAGTAAAAATATTGACTTACTTGACAGCACAGGAAAGTATTCAAGTACCAATAGTTTTGGTAATGACGGTGCATTATATCAAGACAATACTCCAGGATTCTTAACATTAACTATTAATAGTAATAGTGATATTTTAGTATTTTTAACATCTACATTGTCAGCAGCATTGGCAAGTAACAATGCAAATCAATATTATGTACAATATTATCCTAGATACCCTATTAATGCAACAACTACACCTGGTACAATATTATGGCAAACAAGTTCAGTTGATGCTAGTAGCGAATCAGGATATTTCTATTATGTATCAGGCGATCAAAACATTCCTGTACAATTAGGTACATATTCGACAACTAATTTACAATATATAACACAAGGTGCACTGTTATATTTCACAGCACCAACTGGTTATTATTTTGATGGCAATAACAGATTGGTTGCAGGCATTCCAGGACCAACTGACATAACAGGATTTTGGACAACTGTACTAAACGTAATCGGAGACGGAAGTAATAATGGCTTAGGCAGCTTTAGTAATGGAACAGGTCCTGTAGTATTAAATGGCTATGTACCAAGCAACGCTATATTAACAACTGTTATTCCTACTTTTGGTAATTCACTACCAACAGACGTTATACAAGAAGCTACAATTAAATTACAATTACAATTAAGTTTTAGTCTTGTGTTTAACAATGCTATTCCTATTAACCAAGAACGTTGGTCAATAAGTTACTATGGTGATCCTAATGCGTTTGTGAATTTTTCAGCAACAGGCACAACAGGTGCAAATATCTATACAATAACTTATAATCAATTAACATACTATTTTGGTAGTGCAGCAGATACACGTTTTGCACCACCAAGTGGCACAATTGTTTATGACCCATTCTCTGGAAAAATATTACAAGACTTTATTAACATTTTACCAGTAAACACATTACCTAATTCGTCATATCCATTGAGTGTACCCGTAAAGGTTAACATTGTTGGACAAACAGTTGAACCAGATGGTTACACAGACGATTTCCAAGTTGAAGTTAGCGCAACTGATGTCAATGACAAACAACTTATTTTAAATCCTGACTTCTTTAATTTTGTTACAGGTTACGTACAAGGTTCTACGAACACAGGCATTTATGTATTCTTTGAAAAAATTACAGATGCTTTAAACTTAACAAGATATCAAATTATTCCTTCAACTGATGTAGCTTATATGAATCTTCCAACAGTTACACAAATTGAATTAGTAAAATATGATTATCCATTGGGTCAATTGTTCTATGCTTACAGTGATAATGTATTTTACACCACTGTACAAAATCCAAGTGTAACAACCCCAGATTATGTATTGGTAGTTCAACCACAATATTCTATTAAAACAGGTAGACAAGGATTAAGTTTCCAATACCGTCACAATAGTAATAATACTACACGCATTGATCCAACTACAACAAATATTATTGATTTGTATATCGTTACACAAAGTTATTACACACAATATCAAAATTATATTCAAGACACAACTGGTACAATACCTAAACCAAACATGCCAACTATTGATGAATTAAATCAAGATTATGGACAATTACAAGATTATAAAATGGTCAGTGATAGTTTAATACCTAATAGCGTAGTATTCAAACCATTGTTTGGACCTAAGGCTGATCCTGCTCTTCAAGCCACTATTAAAATAGTTCCTGTTGCTGGTGTAAATGCAAGTAATAGTGAAATTATTAGTTCAGTACTTTCAGCGATGAATGATTATTTTGACATAAATAATTGGAACTTCGGTGATACATTTTATTTCTCTGAATTAGCTGCGTACTTACATACAAACGTAGGTGAATATGTAAGTTCAGCAGTATTGGTTGCTAATGATCCAAATCAACCATTTGGCTCATTATATGAAATTCAATGTGCGCCGTATGAGATATTCGTTAATGCAGCTACCGCAAATAATATTGTTGTGATACCTGCATTAACACCGGCGGAATTGCAGATAGCGTTATAGGTTAAATACATACATGGCGACAAGAATAAGAACATTAGATTTTCTGCCCGAGATATTTCAAACACCCACTAACCAACAGTTTTTGAGTGCAACACTTGACCAATTAGTCAACGCACCAGATTTACAACAATTGCAAGGTTATGTAGGTAGTCGTTTTGGCTATGGCGTAAATGCTAACGATTATTATGTAACAGAACCAGATGCTACACGTACAAATTATCAATTAGACCCAGGTGTTGTATTTACAAAACCAGGTACCAATACAGCAACAGATTTTATCAGTTACCCTGGCATATTAAATTCAATTAATGTAGCAGGTGGTTTAGCAAACAATAATAGTAGATTGTTTAACAGTCAGTTTTATAGCTGGGATAGTTTTACAAATTTAGATCCATTAATTAACTTTAACCAATACTACTGGTTGCCTGAAGGACCTCCTGCTGTTACAGTATCAGCAGCCACAGTTTATTCAGCAGAAGATTATGTAGTTACAGATCAACCAATTGGTTATGAAATCACTGCATTAGGATCAGAATCAGGAAGTATTAATCCCACACTTACTTTATTAAGAGGTGGTGTATATAACTTTAATGTCAATCAACCTACACAGTTTTGGATTCAAGGCGAGCCAGGAGTTTCAGGAAAAAGTGCAACAAATCCTAATCAATCAGTTCGTCAAGTATATGGTGTAGATAACAACGGTGCTGAAACAGGTACAGTAGTATTCACCGTACCTAACGCAGACGCACAAAATCAATATATACTTCCAGGTAACAATTTAGTAAGTATTGTAAGTAATGTTCCATATGCTAACATTAATGGTCAACCTTTATCAGTTTTAGGAAACATTGATGGAGTAACATCATTAAATGGCTTAACCGTAATGTTCTATGACACAGGCGTAGTCGATGAACAAGGTTATACTTCAAGTTTCTATAGTAATACGGATTACGATACAAACGATAATACAATTACAAGCCCACAAACAATTAACATCACAGGTACTTCTACTAGCGGTAATTTAATTACTTGTAGTTCAACTGCAAATTTAGTAGTAAACCAAAGTGTGACCTTTACAGGCGTACCACTTGGTACACTTATAGCTAGCCCAACTGACACTAGTGGAAATATAACTGACGCTGTTCTTTATTATGTTTCTAGTATTGTTAGCCCTACACAATTTACTGTTTCATTAAAAATAAACGGCCCTGAAGTAGTGATGCAAAATGCATCAGGCTCAATGATCTGTCAAATTAATGAAGGTCAATATATGCAGGGTTATTCAAGTGTAGTTAACTCTAATTTTTATAAAATTACATATGTTGGTGACAGCAATAATCCTATTATTAGTTTAAGCGTTGCTGGACAAATACCAATCAATCAAAAAATTACAGCAGTATACGGTAACACATACGGCGGATTAAATTTTTACTTAGACACTTATGGTAACATAGTTGAGATACCTTATATTTCAGCACCATTAACTACTCTTTATTATCAAGATGGCACAGATCCTACAAAAGTAGGTGTAATCAATATTATTGACAATAATATTACTAATCAATTAGATGTTGAAACACAAATTTTAGGTAAAAAGAATTTTACATCATCAAATGGTGTAGTATTTACAAATGGACTTAAAGTACAATTCAATGGCGATGTTATACCAACTAGTTATTTGAGTGGCGAATATTATGTTCAAGGTGTAGGTACTGCAATTCAATTATTGCCTGTATCTGATTTTATTGTCCCAGAACCATTTACTGGCAACATTTACACGCCTTGGGATACTACAGCATGGGATATAGGCAACTATGATGATTCACTTTATATTCCTGTAACACCTGATTATATTACCATTGCCAAAGAAGCATTAAACAGAAATGCTTGGTCACGCAGTAATCGCTGGTTCCATATTGACGTAATTACAGCAACCGCACAATATAACAATGATCCAGATATCATTACTACATATGCTACACAGGCTAATAAAGCAGCAAGACCAATTATAGAATTTTACCCAAACTTACAACTATTCAATTATGGTACAGTTGGTAAAAATCCAATTGATTTTATTGATTTTAGAACAACTGATGCATTGAACGATGTAGCAGGACAACTTGTTTATTATCCAGACGTTGATGTATACACAACATACACAGCAACTATTAATCCAGCAACATCAGCAACTTCAACTACTGTTACAGTAAATGCAAGTGCAGTTACAGGTACTTTTGAAGTGGGAATGTATATTAATGATTCACAAAATATATTGCCTCAAAACAGTCAAATTACACAAATTGCAGGAACTACAACATTAACTATTACTGTAGAATGGGCAAATGCTACAACTATCCCTGCTACATCAAATGTTTCACTTATAGCAAATCCTTCAAGCAACGACAATTTTGCATTGTTCTCAGGTGCTAGAATAGTATTTGCCAATGACCCAAATCAAAATACAAAAATTTACATAGTAAGTTTTTCAACATTAACATCAGGTTCTAAACCAGTTATTACATTAAGTGAAGCACCAGATGGTGAATTAGTTGAAAATGATTTGTTAGTAGTACTCAGAGGGTATAATTATCAAGGTTATAGTTTCTATTATAATGCAATTGTTTGGATACAAGCACAACAAAAAGTAACAAACAACCAAGCTCCGTTGTTTGATGTATTTGACGCAAATGGTAACAGCTTTGGTAACCCTGCTTATTATTTAGGCACTTCATTTAAAGGTACAAAATTATTCTCATATGGTGTTGGAACTGGTGTAAAAGATGCGGTATTAGGTTTCCCATTACGCTATAGTTCAGTAAATAACATCGGCGATATAAGCTTTGACGTACCTTTCAACTCAGACACATTTACATATGTCAATAGTTCTTCTCCCGTAACTGAAAATGTAAACACAGGATTTGTTTACAATTCTACTGGATTGGAAACATATGAAAGATTATTAGGCTGGCAAACAGCAATTGGACCTAGTGTACAATATCAAGTATTTGAATATAACTATGTTAGAAATTATGTAACTCCTAACAATAGTTTCTTATTAGATGTTGCCCCAATAGCATCGGGTGTTGAGCCTTGGCCAATCTTAGAAGTATATGTAAACAACACATTACAACCATCTACAAATTACACTGTTGCAACTACAAGTGATTCAACTACTGTAACAATTAATATTCCTAATGAAATAACAAATACACTTGTACAAATTTTAATATTAAGTGATCAGGTAAGCAATTCTGCATTCTATACAATACCTATTAACTTAAGTAATAACCCATTCAATACAGATATTACCACAACAAACGTAGGTGATATTAGAAGACAATATACAAGCATCTTTAATAATTGTCCAAACACAACAGGTATAGTATTTGGTCCAAACAATTATCGTGATTTAGGTAACTTAGTACCATATGGCAATGTTATTATTCAAAACAGTGCAAGCTTAGTATTGCCTGCAACATTCTTGCGTAACTTAAATTACAACATATTTGATTCTTTAGCTTATAACAGCAAAAAATATGTTGAATATAAAAACTTGATTGTTTACACAGTCAACAGTTACCCATTTGATCAAAGATATGATCCAGCATATGTGTTGAACACAGCAATTGATCTTATCACTGCTACTAAGGACAATAGTCAATCATTCTTCTGGAGTGATATGATTCCTGCTAAAGCTCCATATGCATCTAATACATATACCTTTAACAGTAATTTACAACAAACAATTTATCCATTAACACAAACCTATAATTTTGCTACAGCAAATTACAATGGTGTGTTAGTATATTTGGCTAGAACAGTTAATGGATTAACAACAACTAAACAGTTAGTTAAAGGTCAAGAATATACAGTAAGTACAACTGCACCTTCATTAGAAATCACAATAGATTTAATTCCAGGCGACGTTGTAACTATTAACGAATACAATCAAACTTATGGATCATATGTTCCAAACACTCCTACTAAATTAGGATTGTATCCTGCATTTATTCCTGAAGTAGTATTAGACACTGGTTATCAACAACCAACATATTTTATTAAAGGTCATGATGGTTCATATAACAAGTTATATGGCGATTATATACCGGCTACAGATACACTTGTAGACTTTAGAGATCAAGCATTATTAGAATTTGAAAAACGTGTTTATAATAACCTTAAGTTAAGTAACACTATTCCAATTCAAGCATATGAAGTAACTCCAGGCTTCTTTAGAACAACAGATTACTCATATGATGAATGGTTAGAAATTTACACACCTGGTTTCTTAAATTGGGTTGGTCAAAACAGATTAAATTATCAACAACAATTCTATAATCCTAACAATCAATATACTTGGAATTATAAAGGTACTTCTAACAAAGTAGATAATACTATTATCGACATTGGTTACTGGAGAGGTGTTTATAGTTATTTCTACGACACAACAACTCCAGAGTCTACACCATGGGAAATGTTAGGCTATGCTAATGAACCAAGTTGGTGGACAGCACGCTATGGTGCTGCTCCTTATACAAGTAACAACTTAGTGTTATGGGGAGATTTAGCAGCAGGTTACGATTACAATGACGGTAATCCTAGAATTATACCTCAAGCAATACGCGATGGTTTATTAAAAGTTTTACCTGTTGATAGTCAAGGTAATTTAGTAAGCCCATTTAACAGTGTAGTTAAAAATTATTACACACCTTCATTTGATAATGACTGGGTAGTTGGCGATGACGGCCCAGTAGAATTCAGTTATAGAAGAAGCAGTAGCTGGCCATTTGATTTAATGCGCATTTTAGCATTAACTGAACCAGCAGAATTTTTCAATTTAGGTGTTTGGGTAGACAACTACAAATACAACACAGAATTTAATCAATACTTAGTAGGCGGAAGAAGTCATTTAGTTCCTAATGAAGTTCCTGTATATGGTAGTGGAACACCAGTTACAAGTTATATTAACTGGATTGTTGATTATCAAAAACAATATGGCATTGATGCTACAACAGCTATCACAACACTATTAAACAATTTAGATGTTCGTTTAGTTTACCGACTAGCAGGTTTCAGTGATCAAAACTTATTGAATTTTTATATTCAAAGTACAAATCCAAACGCCAACAATTCTTCGTTGTTGATACCAAATGAAAGCTATCAAGTATTACTTTACAGCAACCCACCATATGGTGTGTTACAATATTCAAGTGTGATTGTTCAGTTAACCGCACAAAATCAATATGCTGTACACGGTAATTCACAAAACTCAGCTTATTTTACAACATACTTGCCAAAAACAGATGGCAACAATAGTACAATAAAGATTGATAATCTATCTGTTAAGGTAGCTAATAATTATACAAACACAGAAGAAATAGTTCCTTATGGCACAGTATTTGAAACTGCTCAGGACTTGGCTCAATTCTTAATGAGTTATGGTGCTTACTTAGAAGCCAATGGTGCAACATATGAATATCAAACTAATGCAATTGCAATCAATTGGTCACAAATGGTTGCTGAGTTTTTATACTGGGCACAAACAGGATGGCAACCAGGTGCAATAACTACATTGAACCCTGCTGCTTATGAATTAACAATTGACAGAGAAAATCAAATTGTACAACCTTTAAGTGTACAAGGTGCCAACTTTGTATTAAATCAAAACTTATACCCTATTAAAAATGTAGACTTGTCTATTGTAAGAGATGGTACACACTTTAGTGTAACACCATTAAACGCAGGTGATACAATTGCTTATGGGCAATTTAACTTAAGCAACTTTGAAAATGCTTGCGTATTTGACAATTATACATTGTTTGGTGATACAATTTATGACTTGACAGTAGGATTAAGACAAAACAGAATTTATCTACGTGGTGCTAAAACTGCTGCGTGGAACGGTACATACACAGCATCAGGATTTATCATCAATCAAAATAATGTTAAACAATGGGATCCTGCTGCCAAATACACTAAAGGGCAAATTGTTCTTTATAAAAATCAATATTGGATCGCACAAGATATTGTTCAACCAAGTGCAACTTTCCAACAAAAATATTGGTTGTTGTCAAACTATAAAGAAATTCAAACAGGATTGTTGCCTAACTCAAGCACCAATTCATTAGATAGCACACGTTATTATAGTAGTGATCAAACTGCGCTTAACCCAGATGCTAACTTATTAAGTTATAGTTTGATTGGTTATAGACCAAGAGATTACAGTGCATTAGTAGATTTAACTGATGTTACACAAATTAATGTTTATCAAAACTTAATTAAAACTAAAGGTAGTACTAATGCTGTTGACGCATTTAAAGGTGCAACATTACCGCAAGGTGGAATTGATTACAATGTTTATGAAAACTGGGCAATACAAACCAGCAAATACGGTGGTGTATTAAACAATAACTTTGTACAATTCAAACTTAATGCTAGTGAATTAATGGGCAATCCTTTTATCGCAGGATTAACAAACGGTACATATACAAATGGTGTTGAACAAGAAGTTCCTTTATACTCATTATATAACTATAGTTCATTACCAACTGATCCTAACATTTTACCTACAACTGAATATGTAGAATCTACATTATTCCCAACAGCAGGTTATGTAAATCTTAATGACGTTAAGATGTCAGCATATTTCTATTCACAACTACCTACTGCTATTAACAAAAATGGTGTAATAGTTCCGTTACAGAATTTCTACGTAGGTGATTATGTTTGGTTAGCAAATTACTTGAATCAATGGAATGTCTACACTGCTATTTCTCTTGGTCCAATTGTACTTGTAAGATCAAACTTAGACAATACTAGTACTGTAACATTTACACAGGCACATGGTTTAAAACAATTTGACTTGTTTGCTATTGCGAACTTTAATAGTGCAGTTAATGGATATTACACAGTTCTTAACGTAGTAAACAACAATCAAGTTGTTATCTCATTAACGCTTACCGCAAGTCAAACACAAATAGTAGGTCAGGGTGTTGGTATGTACTTATCATCACAACGTGTTACAACACCTGCTGACATCGTAAACTTACCATTAGATAGTTCGGAGTTTGTGCCAAACACTGTTTGGACAGATATCAACACAGATGGTAGTTGGGCTGTTTATCAGAAAAATATCAACTACCAATTGCAAGAAGAAATTACTCAAGATCAAAACGTAAGTTTATCATTTGGTACTTCTGTAGTTTACAACAATGAGTTTCAAGTTTACTTGATAGGTGATCCTAACTCAAGTAAGATTTACAAATACAATTATAATGTAATCACTGGTGCATATGACTTGTTGCAGACAATCACACAAACTGCATCATTTGGTTCTTCAATGGTCAATGAAGGATCAACATTTGTAATATCTCAACCAACAGGTACTCCAACAGTTTACATCTACGCAATTAATAATTCTATAGTATCAAATCAAATGACACCTTATCAAACAGGTATTTCTGCTCCAGGTGGAGTATCTAACTGGGGTAGTGCATTAGCATTATCAGGCGATACAAATTGGTTATATATTTCTGATACAGGACATAACAAAGTATATGTTTATAGAAAACAAAATGTATTATTAGACGCAGGACATTTTACTTCAGGTGAAACATATACTATTACAAGTTTAGGAACTACAGATTTTACCGCAATTGGCGCAGTTGAAAATAAAGTTGGTATTGTCTTTGTAGCAACAGGTGCAGGGTCTGGTACAGGCACCGCAACACAATGTACATACAAATATTCAACTGTAATTGATGGTTCAGGTTTTTCATCATCAGGCGACAATTTTGGTTATTCATTAGCAACTGATTATTATGGTGATACTGTAGTGATTGGTGCTCCTGACGTAGCAACTGGTGACATATCTAATTGGGGTTCAGCTTATGTATACGAAAGAAGTGTACAAAACCTTGTAGCACAATATACAAATACAACAGGTTATTCTACATTCCAATTAGCATGGACACCTACAACTACTAGCACTAGTGCTAGTGCTGTAACAACAGGTAGTCAAATTATATTAAACAGTGTTACAGGAATCAATGTCAATGATCCTGTAATGTTTACTGGTACAAGTTTTGGTAGTACAGGATTACAACAATATGTAGTTTACTATGTGAACAGTATTGTTGGTAGCAATATTACTATTAAAGCTTCAAGAAATAGTGCCTCAGCAATAACATTAACAAATGGATCATTGACAGCAGGTGAAGCATACATTCAGTCAGATCCATTATACGTAAGTGTTAACGGCACAACTGTACAAGATAACAACTATGCTGTAGTTGGTTCAAAATTAATTTACACAGGCTCATTAACAGCCGGTGACATTATTAATGTAAGCGACAATATATTCACTAACGTACAAACACTTACAACACAAAATACTCCACAAGTTGGCGTACAATTTGGTTTATCATTAGATACAACAACTTATGCTAGTGAAATTATTGTCGGCGCACCATTTGAATTAACACAACAGTTAGTAGAAGGTGCAGTATATAGATTTACTAATGGTGGCGGCAGTTATGGTCAAGTATATGGCACAACTCCTGTAGCTACAACAGCAGCACGTACATTGTTAATTAATGGTTTTGCAGTAACTATCCCATCTGGCGCTAACGCAACTATAGCAGCAAACACAATTAATGAAGCTAATATTATTAACGTACAGGCTCAAGCAACTGCAAACAACACATTAATCATTAGTTTAATTAATAATGCGCTAGCACAAATTAATGAAAAATTATTAGTTACAGCTTTAAATAAAGCCACATTCACTGAGTTAGGTATTACTCCTTATACTCAAACACAAACCGTTCTTTGCCCGCATACTGACGGTCCAACACAATTTGGTACAACTGTTAAATTTAATGAGTCTGGTTCATTTGTAGCTAGTGCACCAGTTGGTACACGATATGAAGATACTACATTTGACGTTGTAGAATATCCTGATAACGACACAATTTTTGACAATAATACTACACAATTTATTGACACATTCCCAAATGCTGGCGCAGTATATATGTTTGATTACTTGGGCGTGTATAATGAAACTGTTTATAACAGCGGTGCATATGTATATGCACAAAATGTAAACGCACCTAACTTAACATATGGCGCACAACCAAGATATGGTACAGCACTTGACTTTATAGACGACACAGTATTAATTGGTACTCCTAATATGAGTAACTATGATACTAACGCGGGTTCTTTTGAAGTCGGTACAACATATACAATTGTATTTGTTGGTACAACAGATTTTACATTAATTGGCGCAAAATCAAACACAGTGGGTGTAGTGTTTACCGCTACAGGTGCAGGTGCGGGTTCAGGCGTTGCAACTGATGGCAAACTACAAAGTTATGGTCAAGTAATTTCATACAGTAATTCAACAGGAATGCAAGACTGGTCTGTATATAGACAAACAGCTCCAATCGTTGACACTAGCCGTATTGGTTATATGCAAATTTTCAGCGCACAAACTAATAACACATTAGTAAACTTAGATTATTTTGATCCATTGCAAAACAAATTATTAGGCGCAGTAGCAGAAAACCTAGATGTAATTTCAAATACTGACCCTGCAAGTTATAACAATGGTAATGTAACACAACGTGCGTTAGTATGGGGCTCGGAACATCTTGGTAATTTATGGTTCGACATAACTAATGTTAAGTTTATTAACTATCACCAAGACGATGTAGTTTATAATAGTACATACTGGGGCGCAGTATTCCCAGGTAGTGATGTAGCAGTTTACTCATGGATTGCAAGCAATGTTCCACCTAGCAATTATCAAGGTCCAGGAACCCCATATGATACTACATTATATTCAGTAGAAGTAACATTGAATGCTTCACAAGCAGCAATACCTACTTACTACTTTTGGGTAAGAAATAGCAATATTATCTTTACACAACAAAATAAAACATTATCCGATACAGTATTAGAATCATATATTAGTAATCCAATTAATTCAGGTATTAGTTTTATTAGTCCTGTATTGCCTAATGTATTTTCAGTATATAATTCACAGGAATATTTAAATGGGACAGACAGTGTATTAAACATTGGCTATGCAACTGGCACAACCGATGATGAATATCATACTGAATACGCATTGATTAAAGAAAATTATGCTGAAGACTTCTTACCAGGATTGCCAACACTAAACAACATTAATCCAACATTGTTGTATCAACGTTTATTGTTTAGTTTAGCAGGAACTACAATTTCAAGTGATCCAACTGTTACAACACAGTTAGTTCCTAACCCATACTTACCAATTAGAGTACAATCAGGTATTGCAGCACGCCCAAGTCAAAGTTTCTTCTTAGATCGTTTCTTGGCATTGCAAAATTACCTGCAATATGCTAACACAGTAATGTTACAATATCCTATTACTGAAATCAGAGAAGGCGCAACTTATCTATTTGAAAGTGGTCCTTACTACAACACAGCAGATTATTGGACATATGTAAACTGGTGGGCTAGTGGTTATGACGATTCTATTAGATCATCAACAGTAGTACCTTACTATGCTGATTTGTCAACATTAAGCGTAGCACCGGGAACTATTGTAAAAGTACAAACTAACGGTGCTGGTAAATCTGAATGGTATATTTACGAAACAGGTAATATATGGACACGCATTGGCTTGCAAAATGGTACAATACAATTTAATTCAAGTTTATGGGACTATGCAAGTGCAGGATTTGGTTGGGGCAACAACTTCTATGATACAGCATCATATGATACCTATCCAAACGTTGAAACATATTGGATTGTTCGTGCATTAACTGAACAAATTTATACAAATGATTTATTGATTTACAGAAATCAAAGTTTAATATTGTTATTCCAATATATTCAAAGCGAATCAGTATCTTCACAAAATTACTTGACTTGGTTGAATAAAACATCTGTAGTAGACGTTTCACATAATATTAGAAACTTATTACCTATTGAAAATTATGAATCTGATAATCAAGACTTCTTATCTGGTTACTTACAAGAAGCATTACCTTATCACGTATTCATTAAAGAATTTACATATGTCTATACAGGCAATGAATTATGGCAAGGTAATGTAAGTGACTTTGACTTACCTGCACAATACAATACAACTATAGAAAAATTTGTTTCACCACAATTAGTCTATAGCAATCCTGATAATGTTTACACATATTTACCATCTAGCCCAATATGGCAAGAACCCGAGTATAATCAATGGTTCAACAATTATGGTGTAAGTTTAACTGGTCAAAACGATTTCTTAATTAGTACAGTGGCAAGTTACATCAGTTTAGGTAGCAGTACTATTGTAGTAGCTAATGCTTCTGGCTTCCCATTAAATGGTGTAATTACTATTGGTACTGAACAAATTGCTTACTCAACAGTAAACCGTGCAACAAATACATTAAGTAATTTAATCAGAGGATACAACGGCACTACAATTAGCACACATTTAGCTAATGAAAAAATATATATTGATTTGCCTGCTGTATTGTTATTAAACGGCGGCAGAGGATATATTAATCCACCTAGAGTAATTGCTTACATAGACACTTCAATTTACCCAGCTCCTAGAACTCCTGCAGTATTAGAAGCTGTGATGAGTTTAGATACTGTAGTAGGTGTAAACGTAATTAATCCAGGTGAAGGTTATGCTGTTCTACCAGAAATTCTAATTGATTTTTCTGAACAAATCATATTTGCAAGTTCAAGTGTAAACGTATTATTGAACACAATTCAAATTTATGCTCCATTATTACAAACTGGTGACTTAGTAAAATACATTCAATCACTAGGCGGCACAGCAGTAGGTGGATTGGAAAATAATCAATGGTATTATGTAAATGTATTACAAAATGCCCCTGCTGTTATTGTGGCGCTTTATACTACTTACGCAGATGCAATTAACGACACTAACAGAGTGAAATTATACAATCAAGGTACTGGAAGTGACCATACATTAAACTTAGGTGCAAAAGCCTCTGCTATTTCTACCGCTGTTCCGGTAAGAGAAAACAATATCACATTAAAATTCGATAGAACCACTTATAATTCTCAAGTAACAGATTGGAAGGCAGATGCATTCTATGGCTCATTCTTTGCTAGCGACTTATTAAATGTACAACAAGTGTCAAGTTCTAATATATTATTACAAAGCACACAGCCTAATATTAATACTATATTTGCTAGTGCACATGGATGTTTATTTGAAATAGTTGATGTGGGCAACAAACAACAAGTTGAATGGTCATCACTTGTTCGTAATGTTGGACAAACTATTTCTGCTACAAACGCTATACGTTTAGTTCCTTATTCTAGTGATTTAACAAATGCGTCAGGTTCTACAATTGGTATGACAGTTGGTATGCCAATACAGTTTGCCGGTGCAGTTGGCGTAAGCGGATTGTCAGTTGGTGTTGTATATTATGTTGCTGAAGTATTAAGTTTAACCGACTTTACAATTTCTACAACCGTAAATGGTAGCGTATTAGATTTAGCAGATCAAGTGATAGTGTCATCAGGGTTAACATGTACTGTTGCACAAGTAGTCAATACAGCAACACTAACAGTAAACTATCCAGGAATAAAACAAGTTACAAGTACAACTGCTAATGTATTAACAAATACAGGATATTTCACAGTACCAACAAGCGTTGTAGGTACAGGTGGCACACAAGGCATGTATGTTGGTGTACCAGTATTCTTTACAGGCAATGTGTTTGGTGGAATAATACCAAACCAAACATATTATGTTAACACAATTTTAGACAATCAAAACTTTACATTATCATCAACTACAGAATTGCTGACACTTGAAGTAAAATCTACAAGTTCAAGTACTAATTATGTTACACTAGGTACTACAGTAGGATTGAAAGTAAATGATCCTATCGTTATAAACAATTTAACAATTAATGATGAATCAGTAACAAGTTTTGGTAACATTTTACCAAACGTCATTTACTATGTCAATGAAATAATTGATGGATTCAACATAACAATTTCAACTGATTATAACGGTAGTGTATTTGTGTTAGGTGATGTAACCGAAGCAGATGATACATACGCGACATTAATTAATCAATCTAATACTATACTATTAACTAGCGGCACTGGCAGTATGACAATGAACATCTCATTACCAGTAAGCCCAGGTCAAGTTAATGGACAATTATTTACATTATATGAAACATCATCACAATATCCTAATATTAGCAATGGAACCATTTCGAATCAATTAGCAGGAACAATTGGTGCTACAATTGGATCATCATTGAATTATGTCGCTATTTCTTCAAGTTCGGGTACAACAAACTTCTATGTAAACATGCCATTACAAGTAGGTGCAAACATTGGTGGATTAACCACTGGCACAACATATTATGTAACCTCAATTGGTACTATATCTGTAATAGTTACCGCTACAGCATCAAGTACAAATCGTTTAACTACAAGTAGCACATCATCATTATTTGTCAATATGCCAATTGTGTTCACAGGAACATCTTTAGGTGGTATAAGTATTGGTCAAACATATTTTGTAAAATCAATTGTAGATTCTACACACTTTACTATTAGTGCAACAAAAGGCGGAGCTACATTTGTATTAACTACAGATAACGGATCAATGACTGGTACAGGCGAACCATACGTAACAGTATCAACATCTTCAGGTGGCAGTGCTGTATCATTAACAAGTGTATCAGGTCCTGTAACATTTGAACAAGTTCCTACATCTAGTGCTAGCTTTACAATGAGTTATTTGGCAGGTGGTTATAATGCAATTATAGTAAACAATGGTTCTGGATTTGCATTAACTAATACAATTACTATTAGTGGAACAGAAGTAGGCGGTCTAAGTCCTGCAAATGATGTAACTCTTACCGTCAATTCAATTGATAGCAATGGTGCAATATTAAGTGTTATTGTTTCAGGAACAACTCCTGCAGGCACACAACAACAATATTATCTAAGAGTTACTGGAACAAACACATTTGAAGTTTACAGTAACCCATTAATGACAGTTCCTGTAAGTGGGCTAGACTTTAACTATAAAGGATTTACAACTGGTACTGTAACTAATACAACTACTGGTTCTAATTTATTAACA